AGAACTACGACATTTCCACCATCAACGCGAAGAAGTCCGTACTTGACGGAATTGGACATGTGTCAGGGATTGTCGACAACGATCTCCTCTTTGTTGATCAAGAAGCCAAAGAATCCATGAGTTGTTTAGATGCGTATCAATGGGACCCGAACCCAAATCTTATGAAGGAAAAACCGAAGCACAACATGGCATCTCACATGGCAGATGCGTTGCGTTATGCATTATACTCATTTCAAACCTCAAACATATCCTTCTAGCGATACCAACTCAAAAATAATGTTTGACAAGTTAGCTTAAAGTCGATATAATTCTTTAGATAAAAAATAAGGAACCAAAGGAAAATGCCTAAGTTAAAACGTGATTATGTAAAGTATGTACGAGATAAGGCAAAATCTAAGTATGAGAAGGGTTCCTCTTGCAGAATTTGCGGTGCAACAGAGCAGTTAGACTTTCACCATTTTTACAGTCTGACACCTTTGTTGAACAAGTGGTTAAAAGATAACAATCACAATCCCGAGTACATACAAGCACTTCGGGAAGACTTTATAGAAGAACATCATGCTGAGCTATATGACCACACAGTTACTTTGTGTCACAAGCATCACTTAAAACTTCACTCAATTTATGGTAAAGATCCTGCGCTGACAACAGCAAAAAAGCAGATGCGCTGGGTAGAGATTCAAAGAGAAAAACATGGCTTGGTATAATAATTTATTTACTAGAAAACCTGTCGAAGCGGAAGAGGAGAAACTAAATCCTGTACAAGCTTGGCTGGGCCAAACTGTAGAAGGGTCTCGAGAGTTTACGGGTCAATATGAAACGTACTATGAAAATCTAGAAATTGTTAATCGTGCCGTAAATATGGTAGTAGATGATACTTCAAATCTTGAAACAACAGTTAAACCTATAGGACATAGCGGGGTTGTTAAAGGTATAAAAAGAGCAAAAGTTGAATATCTACTAACAAAAGAGCCTAACCCTTTTCAAGATATTAGTACTTTTAGACGCAATCTTGTCACAGATTACGTACTAGATGGTAATATTTTTATATACTTTGATGGAGCACACCTGTATCATCTTCCTGCGGATAATGTAATTATTCATGGAGACTCTAAAAAGTATATTAGTAAGTATAGTTATAATGATATTGATTATACTCCAAGTGAGATTATACATATTAAAGAAAACTCTTTACATGATATTTATAGAGGAGTTTCTCGTCTAAAGCCCGCATTAAGAACAATGCAGTTAATGGCAAGAATGAGAGCCTTCCAAGATAAGTTTTTTGAAAATGGAGCAGTGCCAGGTTTAGTACTTAAATCACCTAACACTCTTTCAGATAAAATTAAAGAACGTATGTTAGCTTCTTGGCAATCACGATATCGCCCAGATACAGGATGTCGTAGACCTTTAGTACTTGATGGCGGTATTGAAATTGATAAAATCTCAAATGTAAATTTTAAAGAGCTAGACTTTCAGACTGCTATATACGAAAACGAAAAAATTATACTAAAAGCAGTTGGTGTTCCACCAATTCTTATGGATTCCGGTAATAATGCAAATATTCGCCCAAATATGAGATTGTACTATTTGGAAACTATATTACCAATTATTAGAAAATTAAATGCTGGTTTGTCTCGCTACTTTGGTTTTGAGATTGTAGAAGATGTAACAAATGTTCCGGCTCTGCAACCTGAACTAAGAGATTCAGCAGCATATTATACCTCTCTTGTAAATGGAGGAATCATTAGCCCTAACGAAGCTCGCGAAGCTTTAGGTTATGATGCACGAGAAGAAGCCGAAGATATACGAGTTCCTGCAAATATTGCAGGTTCCGCAGCTAACCCAGATGAGGGAGGACGACCTCCCGAGGAAGTAGAAGATTGAGAACACGCTCAGCAAAACAAAGAATATTACGAGAAGCAGCAATGTATTTTGCAGAAATAGGAGAAATTCCTACTAGCTATAAAAGGCTTTGTGACATTGTACCAAAAAATAAACCTTGGTGTGTACAACGACAAGGTTGGTCAAAGTATTTTCAATCTTGGGGAGCGTTTATAGCTTTAATAGAGAGACATCACCCAGATTTAATAAAATTGGCTCAAGAAGATAAAAAGCAATCTGAGCCAGAAATTAAAGACCCTTTAGAAGCACTCAGGGCAAGCAGCACAGAGAAAACTTATGAATAAGATACTACATATAGCTTCTACGTTTAAGTCTCACGAGAGTGATGACGGCGGCGTGATGATTCGAGGTATGGCAAGTACTGACCACTCTGATAGAGTTGGCGATGTCATAAAAGCCGAAGCCTGGACTAAAGGTGGCTTAGATCAATTCAAAAACAATCCAATTATTCTCTTCAACCACGACTATGATAGACCTATTGGTCGTGCAACAGGAGTAAAAGTGACAGACAGTGGTCTGGAACTTGAAGCAAAAATTAGCAAAGCTGCACCTGCTAATGTTGCTCAACTAGTTAAAGACGGTGTCCTTGGAGCCTTTTCCGTTGGTTTCAAAGTCAAGGATGCTGATTACAATGAAGAAACTGACGGATTAATGATTAAGGATGCTGAGTTGTTTGAAGTATCGGTTGTTTCGGTACCTTGCAATCAAGCAGCTACTTTTTCGCTCGCGAAATCATTTGACTCTATTGATGAGTACAATGAATTCAAGAAAACTTTCACCAATCGTGTCGATCTAACGGGTCAGTCTCTGACCAAAGATGATTCAAAGGAATCAAAAGTGGTTAGTGACGCACCTAAGCAAGTGGAGAAATCCACTATAAAGGAGACAAAAATGTCCGAAGAAACTAAAACTCCGGAAATCGACTTGGAAGCATTTGCTAAGAAAGTAGCTGATGAAACTGCTGCTAAAATCGCAATGAAACAAGCCGAAGAAAAAGCCGCTGCTCAAGCAGAGGCAGAAGCTGCTGAAGCTAAAGCTTTAGAAGCTGAATCAATCAAGTCAAGCATCGAATCAGGTGTTAAGACTGGTGTTGAAAAACTAGAAGCCGATATGCAAAAAGAGTTTGAAGCTAAAGATGCTGATCACGCTGCTATCGTTGCTAAATATCAAAAAGACCTTGAAGAAAAAGGTGCTGAACTAGAAGCTATGCGTAACAGCAAGCGCGACTTCACTGGTCGTGGTACTCTTACTCAAGGCGAAATTGACAAGCAACTTCTTTCTGCTCATATCCTGGGTAAAATTACTCGTAAAGGTATGGACACTGACTTCGCTAAGAGCGTACTTGAAAAAGCATCTATGGATATCACTGCGATCACTCCAAGTGTTTCTTTAGATATCTCTGTTAGCAATGCTTTTGAACAAGAAGTACTTCAAGAGCAACAAGTTGCTGGTCTTTTCCGCGAAATCCAAGTAAGCTCTGGTGCTACTGTATTGCCAGTAAATCCAGACTCTGAAGCTGCTCACTTCTCAAGTGCAGGTGCAGCTGATGATGCTGGTTTCTTGGAAGATAACACTAACGGTACTGGTGCAACTAATAATGCTTTCAGCATTGGTCAAGTTGTACTTAAAGCTCACCGTTTGATCTCTGGTACTAATATCACTAACGATACAGATGAGCAAACTGTTGTTGCTGTATTGCCTATGATTCAAAGTGCTATGGCTCGCGCTCACGCACGTGCTAAAGATAAAATGTGTCTGTTTGGTAACACTTCACCTGCTATCTCAGGTCTTGCCGGTTCAGACGGTACTGAGCAAGGTGGTACTCCACTAGCTCAAGACGTATCTGCACTTGGCGGTCTTGCGGTAACTGACTTCTCTCACAACACAGCAGGCGAAATTCTTACTGCTCTTGAAGTAACTAAAGGCCGTACCCAAATGGGTAAATACGGTGTTAACCCTAGCGATCTAGCGGTTATCGTTGGTACTTCAACTTACTACGAGCTAATGCAAGATACTGCTTTTGCTGACGTGAGTCAAGTAGGCGATCTGTCTACTAAAGTAAATGGTGTTGTAGGTTCTATCTACGGCATGCCAGTAATTGTTACTGATCTATTCACTCGTGCTGATAACAAGACTGTTTTCCAAATCGTTAACACTCGTAACTACGTTATCCCACGCTTGAAAGGCGTTTCGATTGAAACTGATTACTCAGTTGTTAATCAGCGTACTGATCTTGTTGCTAGCCAGTCTCTTGGTTTCCAAGAATTGGTTGCTGGATACGCTTCAAACTATCCTTCAGTACAAGTCATCTACGACGCAGCATAATAGTAGTAATACTTTTAAACTTCGGGGAGGTTCGCCTCCCCCAAGTTTTTACTAATGGA